CTGAAAGGAGATCAGGACCTTGTGTCAAGGATTTATTATATGTCGCTTACTGACACTCTAGCTCGCGGAGCTAAGAAAGGTGCAGCCCGGTCCACAGAATCGGATTGTATTGTTTCATGTATCGAAACCTTCGAACTATTTACAACCTCAAAGGAGAAACCCACTTATAAAGTGGAATCAACTATAGGAGGATTTATAGACGGAAATGGTATAGATATGGGTGTAACAGATATGTTATATGAAGTGGAAAGAACTGTCAAGGAACTCATTGTCTTTGACGCAGATTTTGTTATGTTATATACAAACTGCCCAAGCTTCTCATCATCAGTTAGAACTTCAACCTTAAATGGGGGTCAAGTTCACGATGTAAAGGAGTATCTTCCAAAATTCCAAAGAGAACCAATAATAACAAAGAAATTTGGTATGTTCACGGATCCATTTCCTATGGATGGCTACAATGACACTGGAGAGAGTAACCCTGTTTGCGCTTCGCCTCTCGAATCAATTGATATTGATTCTGAGGAGATGACTAAGCACATTGGTGAAATGTACAGTTCAGCTTATATCGAATGGACAATAAACCCAGATAATGTCGGAACAGACTTAGATACTGAGGAACTTTATGAAAAGTGTCTATCTTATGACTCAATAATCAAACCAATAGGACTCAAAGAAGCCCTAAAGGTGAGGGGAATAACAACTTGTGATGGTTTAGAAACGTGGTTACTAAAACCCTTACAGAAATACTTATCGAAAACACTACTTAAGTTTAAGTGTTTTGCGGTTACAGGAGGACCTCTATCAGATTTAGATCTGAAGAGAGTAATCAAACAACTGCATCACGACGAATTTATGATTTCAGGAGATTATGATAACGCTACTAACATGATGATAGGTGAATACACTAGGAAGTGCATCACTACGATTTGTGAACAGTTAGAGTTACCAGAATATGTTAAGAAAGTTGCTGTGAGATCTTTGTGCGACAACAAAGTGCGTTATGGTTATAGGGATCGATATGGATCAGGTAAATTAGATTACGAAGAATTTAGATTCGAAGGTGATCAGAAAGAAGCACAACCAATGGGTAAGATTTTATCTTTTGTGGTTCTTTGCATCGTTAATTTAACTGTATGTCGAAAGGCAATCGAGCTGGATCGGAAATGCGAGATTCTTTGTAAGAATTTTCCAGGACTGATTAATGGTGATGATTGCTGCTTCCCGCTTAGGAGAATTGAACATTGGGTTGGTACTTCGGCTATGGTCGGACTATTTAACTCAATCGGTAAAACTTTTAAGTCAAAGGAATTTGTGGAAATGAATTCTAGAACCTTTTTAATAACATCAAACGAACTAACAGAAAACTACAGAAAAGATCTCAAATTTACAGAGGTCCCGTTCGTGAATTTTGGTTTAATGAAAGGCATGGTTAGGTCTGCTTCAACAGAAGAGAAACCAGGTATTAAAAGTAATCCTGAAGCTGAAAGGAAAAGAGATGTGATCGAGGCAACTTCCCGTATGGGCTGGTGTCACAAAGAATTAACTAAAGGTTTTAGTTTCTTCTACGACGATCTTGACTACTTATTTAAAAGCTATCATAACAAGTATCTATTATCAAAAGAACTTGCCGGAATACCATTCTATATTCCTTTTTGGCTGGGTGGTCTCGGATTAGATCCAGGCCCAGACTTCGAAAAGAAGATTACACTTGATCAACTCAAATGCGCAAGAGAAATTTATCAGAACATGAATAAGAAGAACAAACGACCACAAAGTGTTTGTTTATCAAAAACTTGTTTAATCGATGATATAATTTCAAAATACACAAATAAATATGCGAAAGAGTTAGATTTGACTTTGGAAATCCCAGATTTTCAGACTCTTATCTCTCAAGATGAGGATGTTAATTATAACCTTTTAATGGAAAATCAAAAAGTTTACTCTTCCCTCGTAGAGTACGTTTGGCGCGACAAGCCCTTAAGTGAGTTCTTCACTATTATAGATGACAATTTCATCTCCGTTTCGGCACGGTTATCAATTAGAAAATTAATGAAAAATCAGAAATTATGGCTAAATGCTTATAATAAATCTAAACATGTTGATATGAAACCCCTCGAATGGTATAAATTGTGGCATCAAAAACAAAATAAGGTTTTGCCTTTGGTCTTAGAAGATCCTGTTCGTAGCTATAAGAAGCACGTCCAGAGATTGAATGACAATCAGACTCCGATATAAATAAATAAAACTCCGAATAAGAATCATGTAAATAATTGTAAATAATTAAGATTCGTTTTGATATTCGCCTTCAAAAGA